TTCCTGCATTCGTGCCTTCTCTTTCAGCAAGGTGATCGCTGTTTTGATGGTCTTCTCTTTATCATCAGTGTCCTTTGCGTGTTGTTTCAACAGCTGGTTCATCAGCGAAAAGATTTTAATGTCAAGTACATCTTCAATGAACTCACGGCGCTGAGATGCTTTCAAGCGCATGAATGGAATGTAGTTACCTGACCCCATGATAACCACCTGCGTGAAAGTTCTGAAGTTCATTTTCAGAATACTCGTCTCGAGGACCTTTTGATAATCCCTTGATGCAGCGTCCTGATTTAGCAGTGTTCCGTTTTTATAGATCTCAAAAATGTTAGGCTTGATACCACGCTTGACGATGTACTTGACTTTACCTACCTTAAAGTGAATCTCGGCAAGACAATTCTTGCCGTTGATACTGTTCACTAGTTGGGGTTTGTTGATGTTGCGATAAGGCACACCATATAAAGCAAAGCAAATCGAGTCCATCATGATGCTGGACTTACCAGAACCATTGGTGGCAGTTACAAGAGTTGTTTTGTTTTTGGTGTATTCGATTGTCAGTGGTGCATTACCTACTGACATAAAATTAGTTACAACGATCTTCTCGAATGTTATCATGCGTCTTCCATATGCTGTGCTTCAGTGTAGAGCTGCTTGACAAAACGCTTCAACCGATCTTTATCTAGACCGGTGTCAACAGCATCAATGTATTTTTCAAGCATAACAGAAGTATCCTCGATTTTCAAATCTTCTTCATCATGGACATTGTCAGCGTCAAAGTCTGTTGTATTTTCGATTACCTTTAGTTCTGTAGGATTCAACGCATATAGTTTGCTCATGAAACGATCAAACCCATACAGGTCTTTCTTGTTCACCACAATGACCTTGAGGTACATGTTAGCTACATCATCAACATCTACGGTTTTCCAATAGTCCGAAACTTCACCATCATCGTTATAGACGATCTTTTTGAAGATGACATTATTGTTAGGATGGAACTCGAGTTCTAGGGTATCAGAGTCCCAGGTGTGGAATCCTTTTTGTGAGTCGTGGTCAATCCAGGTGATTTGATAAGGGACACCAAGATAAAATATATGCCCATCATCTGATTTATGGTGAAAGTGACCAGATAGTACAGTGTCGAACTTTTTAAATTTGCTAGAATTTGTGCCGCCTTCATGTTTATGTCCTTTATCCATTTCAAAACCGTCGAACTCAAAGTGCCCCATAGCTACAGTGGCCTTCGTTTTCTTTACCATCTCCATCGTAGCCTTGACGTTTGAATCATTGATCCAAGGCACAAATAGCACAGTTGTTCCGCCGACCATAACTTCGGTCGTTTGAACATATGCATTTATATTGTGGTACTCTTTCAGAAGAAGAATCGGGGAGTTTACGTCGTTAGTGTTCTTGAAGTACACATCGTGGTTCCCCACGATGATGTCCATCTCAATCTCATTCTCTAACAACCAATCAAAAACATGACGCTTCCACTCATTCAGAACCTGAAAGTTAACGAACTTTCTTCGATCAAAAATATCACCAAGCTGAACTACCCTTTTAATGTTGTTCTCTTTCAAAAACGGAAACAACTGCTCGGTGAAGAATGAGATGTGATACTTAGTGAATGTTAAACTGTCGTTTCTTGCCCCAATATGTACGTCACCTAGTACAACTACCTTCATTATTTTTCCCCTTCAACATCTTCCAAAATAATCTCAAGGGTAGTTTTAGGTTTCTTTTTGGCCTCAATCTTATCCTCAAATTCTTTAGTGTTAAAATAACTATGCTCACGCATGAATTCGACAGCGGGTTTAAATGATGTAGTGCCCGTCTCTGAATCAGTCATTTCAATTAGTTCATCAAGTGGAAGTTCTTCCAGAAGCTTAAACTTGATATATTGCTGTTTCTTCTCGATCTGAATTCGTCTAAGGAAAGCAAAGAATGTTATCTGTGTGAAGTACGCAAAAGGATTACTTGACTTAGCAGGGTCGAAGTTATCGATAACTGCTAAACAGTTTTCAATAGCATCACCGATCATTTCTTCACGGAATGAGTAATTAATAAAGTTCGGTCGATACGAAAAGTGAGTGCATATGTCTTGAATGCATTTACCTAGGTAGTTGGAGATCTGTGGTTTATCTTTTCCAGCAGCCAATGCAGTGGCAACAAGTTCTCGTCTTTCGATTATAGCTGCTAGAAACTCCTTGTTATCAACATAGTTATTTTTACTCATATTAAATCCTTAGTGTGTTACTGTTAGTTTATCTTCATACTGCCCCATGAGGAAGGTATAAAAGTCTGTGTGAACTTGCTCTTTTTCAGGAAGTGGAAGGTTGTATTTAATTCCTGACTTCATCAACACCATATATGTGTCTCTCAAAGCATCGTCGATGAGTTTACCAGTGATTGATCCTGTTCTAACTTGCTCAGCTAATTCATTTTGAATCATTTTTAGTTCTGTATTAACCACCATCGACCCATAGATGTTTCTATGACGCTCATCCAACGTGTTGATACTGACAATATGGTCACCTTGCACAAAGTAGGTCAAATCGTCAGTGAACACTTGCCAAGGTGAAAGCATCATGTTAGTTCTGCCTTCCATATGAATTACCTTGGCTTGGTATGGTTGATAGAGCTTGATCAGATTTTGACTTTCAACTGCATCATCATGAATCAACTCGGCAAAAATCTCTTCGCCGGTGATCATTTTAATGCAAACTGTTCTGCTGTTGCTGTTGCTCAATTTCTATCTCCGTAATTTTGTAGTTAAACCCTTGCTCTGAATAGATCTCCAGGCGCTTTTTAAAGTGCTCATATGTGTAATTCTTCTTGGCCTTCCGGGTCACGGTCAGGTCATCTGCAATATCGAAGAGCTTAAAAACATCCTTGTCATCAGCTTTACGCAATCCTCGACCAATACTTTGCAACACTCGAACAAGCGATTTAGTTGGAGATGCAAAAATAACATTGTGCAGGCGTTTAATGTTTACACCTGTTGAGAAGACTCCCACACTTGCTACAACAATAACATTTTCACCTTTCTCTGTCAAATTTCGAGCAAGTTCTCTTGCGTCAACATCTGTATCTCCTGAAACGAAAAAGATTTGACGGTCAGGCATCTTCTCAGTTAGCATATCGTATAACACTTTACCATGCTTTTCAACATACTGAAAGAGGATGAGTGTATTACCTTCTAGTGACTGAGCTAGATTCCTGATAAACTTGTTTCTGCGAGTGTGTGCGACCAAGTATTTCATCTCATCTTGATAGGACACTTTCTTGAATGCGAGTGAGGTATCTTTTGAGTACTTCAACAGCAAGCACACAATATGAATATCAGACAGGAGTCCTCTATCAATCAGTTCCCGAGTTGATGCCACTTTAATCACATCACCGTATAGTGCTATCAGCATTTGACGGTGGGTTTTAGAATCATTCAATGAACCTGTCAACCCGACCTTATGAGTTGCATAGGTGCACTTCTCCATGATGCTTGTTAATGAAGCAGCGGCACCCAAGTGCACTTCATCAGTGAACACTGCGTCATATTGAGTGAACCATTTTGGATGCAGTTTGTATATCGATTGCCATGTGGTGATTGTCACCTCAGCATCAGTCAACTTCTCTTTGCCCGAGTAGATTTGATGAATCATATCATCAATATCGTGGTTCAGATTCACTGAATACTCATGAAAGTCTTTTGCCATCTGAGCCACAAGTCCTGTGGTGGGAACCATGAGCATTACACGCTTTTGCATTTTAAGCATGTATCTAATGATGATGTATAGGGTTAGTGATTTTCCGCTTGCCGTCGGTGAGACAACTATAAGCCGCCTATCACGGATTGCTTTATATGCAGCAATGTATTGATAGTCACGCACTTCTAAATCACTGGGTAATTTTAACGACTTGACGAACTCATGGAGCTCTTGAGGTGTTATATCTTCTCTATCAGTAGGGAGACCGAATTTTTCAGACTCCTTTACGATCAGTTCATATTCATACGTCTCACAAAATTTTTTTAATTGACTCAAAAGACCGTGATGCAGCAATCCCTTGTAGACAGAAAACAGCTTGATATAACCGTCCCAAACCTTCATCTTTACACGTGGGTTAAACTTAGCATTAGGGATCTCAAACTTGAAATACTCTTCCAGTTCGGCCTTAATGCCTATATCGCAGTTAACCTGCAGATACGTTTCGTTTAGTTTGGTTACGGTTATCTGTTCCATTATCCACCATTGATGAATTTCTGATAGTCGAGCAAGGTTTTCATTTCATATCCACGTGATCCGATGGCCTTCATAATGTACTCAATCATTGCTAAAGCTGTGTTGTAATATTCAAGACGCTCTTCAATCTCAATGAGATCGGCGTCTTGATCGAATAGTTGGTTTAGTTCTGACATGCTGGGTTTTAGCCCTTGCCACTGACCCCAACCATGTTCCTTTAGTTCATCAAGAGTGAATTCACCTCGATAATATCGACGTTTAATCGCTTTGAGGGTATTCAGCTTGCGAAGTGTTGCAGCACGCTTTGCTCTAAAGTACACCAGATAGTCTAGGTACTTTGCATGTAGCATGGGTGTTCTGATTAACTCGGTTTCGAACCGGGTGTTATCGATGCTTGAATCTTTTTTCCATTCTTCTTTTACTTCTTCAATCGTAGGCATTTTATAATGTGGTTAGTTGAACATAATTTAATATATCACATCTGAGGAATGATCTCAAATCTTCTTGGGTTGTTTCATTTGAACAACACTTGGATAAAAAGATTTGACATAGTAAAAAGATCGCTATATGCTAGCATATGTGCCCATGATGTAAGTCATATTGAAGTTGTAGTTATGACAATGTAAAGTAATCGTACTCAAAAGTAACACCGAAAGTTAATGGCTGAATATCAGCTGCAGCAATTGAGAAATTCAATGAACCGATATTCATGGGCCATACATCAACAAAGCTGAATGTCTTGCTGCCTATAATCACTTGGCAATCAGAGAACCCTTCAACTGCTTTGTTGAGTACACTCATGTCTTTAATCCACTTGTATAGCTCGGTGTAGGAACTCATTTCCTTGTCAACCAATATCTCTGCAAACAGAGGTTGGTGATTTACCTTTTCACCCTGCCAATTTAGATCTAGAAAAGGGGTCTTTTGTTCGACAGGTGAGAGACTTAGCTCAGGCAACGTGATCGACTGACAGAAAAATTCTGTGTTGGGAATCTTATCGAATACTAGCTTAAATTGTGTTGGATTCAATAAACTAAGATCGAACCCATCGCACCCCATTTTCATTGGCATAAAAATTCCTTAAGCAGCGTCTTTCTTGAACTTAGCAAGAATTGCTTGAACAAATTTTGTTCCTTTAATTCCGTTATATGCTCTTACCCACAAAGGATAGAAAGCGACACCAACTGCGAAACCGACGATAAAATCAACCATGTTATTCTCCTTGAATTAAATGCATATTTATACTTGCCAGTTATCCGTTTTCTCTTCTTCACCCGTTTTCTCTTTTTCAGCTTTCCACTTGTTCAATATATGGGTTGCTAGAGAATATTCGTCTACGTTAGGGATAGGATAACCACGTTCTAAAAGGTGACGGGCGAGGTTGAATGCCTTGTCCCAATCAGTTGTTTCTTCACTTTCAAACCTATCAGTGTTTCTCAAAACCTCAGGATATTTCAGCATCCTGCTGTCAGCATAATCCATTATCTCTTTATCTGTTGCCATCATTCACCTCCATGCATGTATTTATCATGGTAAAAAGGGGTCCCGAAGGACCCCAAAATACTACTTGATTTATTATTATTCCCTTCCCATCCCTGAGAAGAAATTTTATTAGGTCAAGTTAGCAACTTTTACCATACGGTAGTAGTTGTTTGATTGAGCTGTCAGACCAATTGTTGCCAATGCGTCAGCCTTTTCACCGTTCACTGGATCCTGCAATGGGTTACCAACGACGCCGTAACGTGTCTTGAAACCGATCTTAGGTTGGAAGGTTGTTGGGTCAACAGCACGCAACATTTGTAGAGGAACGTATGGGCAGTAGAACATACCTGCATCATATGGGCTTGTACCCTTGTAACCTACAACATAGTACTGGTTGATAGAACCGTTAGCCATGTATGGGTCAACATACACTTTGTACTTACCGTTCAGTGTACCAACGAATGTGTTACCAGCAGGATCAACATCCAGGTCTGCAGAGATCTTGCTGAAGTCCAACATACCAGCCATAGCTAGTGCTGAAGCAACGTCTGAAGAACACAGAATGATGTTACCCTTACCACGACGTGTTGTTTGTGCAATACGGTTTGCATCACGTTCGATTTGGAACAGCATACCCTTGAAACGCTCAACTGACCAACGACCGTTTGAGTCAACGTCTAGGTCGAATGTACCAGCTGTTGTAGTACCGTAGTCAGCACCAGTCTTAGCTGCTGTATAGATACGGCGGATGATTTCACGGTTCATTTCTGCAGTGATTTCTGTAGAAAGAATGTTGCTCAGTTCGCTTTCTGCGTCAAGACCATGAACTGCTTTCAGATCTTGTGCAAGTTCGATTGAGTATGATGCTGCAAGAGCACGGCTGTTAGCTGTAACAGTCAGCTTCTCGATTGTGAAGCCCATTTCAGCAGGAACAACTGTTTCTGCCTTAGCTGTTGACATAGGAGAACCATAGTTAAAGCCGGGAGAAGCATCCCAAGGACCTAAACCAGTTGTTGCATCAACAGGTGATGTACCAGCTTGTGAGCCGTCACCAGGAGTTGTTGTGTAATCACCAGAGTAAGCTGAGTTAGCTTCGTTAAACAGAGCTTCGTCACCCATAGTACCAGTAGTTGGCTGATACTTGCTACGCATTGCGAACACCAAACCTGTAGGCAGGTTCATTGGCTGAACACCGCAAAGGTCATAAGCAAGAAGCTTAGGCATCGAACGACGAACAAGACCGATCAGAACTGGGTCAAAGTTTGAAACGTCACCAGCAACGTTACCAATGGCTTCGTTCAGGTGCTGCTCTTTCAGAGCCTTCTCTTGGTTTTCCAAAAGAACGGCTGTTACTTGTTTGCGATATGGGTCTGTAATCGCAGGCATATCGCTATGCTCTAGGACTGGTGCCCATTTTTCCATAAGAGATTGTGTCATTTTACTTCCTTTCGTGTATTAACTACGTTTAAATGATAATGGATTTGTTAGCGCTGCAACATAATGAGACATTGCGCCTTCAACAAGCTGCTCTGGAGCTGCTGGTTCGTCGCCTTCTGCAATTACGCTTCCACGCTTATTCTTAGGAAAATAGTTTTCCTTAATTGTTTTTGCCTTCACTTCAAACTCTTCAGCTGAGGTGAATTCAACGCCTTCACATAGGCTTGCAAACTTTTCGTAGTCGGTATCTGTCAGTGGAGCACCAACCGATTCCATTACGCTTTTCTTAGACAATGCCTTAACTTCTGTTGTCAGTGTTTCAATTGTAGCAACTGATTCATCCAACAATGAGGTCAACTCATCGATCTTGTTTGCTTGCTCGTCTAGGACGTTATACTTTTCTTCTGGAACTTCAATATAGTTCTCTTTAAAGAGATCCTTCAATCCATTAACAAAGTTTTCCACGATGTCAGCTTTGACACCACGCTCTAGAGCCAATTGGTTTTCTTGCATCCACGCCTCAACCATGTCGTTAAGGTAACCATCAATCTCTTCAACCAACTCGTCTCTTACTGCTTCTACTGCTTCATCCAGCTGAACAGCGTACTCTTCATCCAGACGTTCAATTTCTTTTGCAACACCATCAGCAATTGCGGCTTCAAGAATCGCACCTGCTTTGGTCTTAAATTCTTCTGATAGGTCTTCACCTGCCATCAATGCTTCAACGTGCTCGCCAACTGGGTTCTTTTCAGCGCCCTTTTGCAGATCAGTACCCTTACGGTTGCGCTTGTTGTTAGGCTCATCGGTAGATGCTTCACCAGTTACCTTGTCAACTTCAAGCTTACGACCCTTACCAGCATTAATCTTAGCGTTTTGAGCAGCTTCGTCATGTTCAACGATAGCTTCTTCTTCGACGATTTCGTCTTCTGTAATTTCTTCGTCTTTACCAGCAACCAGTTCTTCTTCAGAAACTGCGTCGTCAGTTTTGCCTTCTAAAAGGGCTTTAATTTTGTCTTCAAGACTCATTTGTTACTCCTTGTTTCGGATAAATTTATTTATACAACTTGATTTTTCACTAGCCCATAAATTAAGGCGCAACGTGGATATATGAGTGACCTTTCGATCTTGCCCATTTTTTAGCTGCGGTTTTTGCTGCACTGTAAGTACCATGATGTTCAAACCAGTCTACACCTTTCTTATGTACGTCGAAGTCTAGTTTGTTTTGAATACCGTCTCTTGTAAAAATCCAAGACCCCATACCTTTTGGATTATGGTCATGGTTGAACTTGTAAGAATCACTTACAACTTCAACATCTTCTGCTAAGTAGTCTTTAAACGAGATCATTTCTTTGAGATCTCGAGAATGAAGTTTGCGAACAGCTCAAGTTTCTTCTGTTCATCTAGCTTTTTAGCTCTTGCTGCCTTATTGATTTGCTCGACAGTTTGCTCAACTAGCTTACCGTCCTGCATGTAGTATTCAACGCCTTCCATGATGCCATTAACAAATGCATCAGGAGCAGAAGGGTCACCAACAATGTCAACTGTATTCATAACGAAGTCGCCTTGGACTTCATTGATACCGTTGCTTAGAGTCTTGATTGAACCAAGGCCACGGGTTGAAACGCCTAGTTGTACACCACCTTCAAGCAGACCTTGAGCGATTTGGCCCATAGGTGTGTCGAGGATCTTAGCACGACCAATAAGGTCATCACCACGCCATGTCATCTTTTCAATTAAATGTGACACACGATCTAAGTTGATTGTAGGGCCTGATGGGTGATTCAGTTCACCCATAGCACGCTTGGATTCAATCAACTTGCCGAAATTCTGCATCGCACTTTCCATGTGCTGCTTAGGGTAGATGCGGCCGTTTCTGTTAGCCTTGTTTGATTGAGCGAAAACACCTTCGATGAAGTATGTTTTCTTGCCACCAGCACTCTCAACTAATGTTTGTACTGATTCCGATAGTTCTGATATGAGTTTCATTTATGTTACCTTATTAGTATGGAAGACCAGATGGGTTGATAGCACCAAAGCCTGCAACTTTACCACAATCAATAATAAGTGTTCCGCCTGCTGTTCCTGTGAATGTAATCACAATGTCAGATGTATTGTTTTGGTCTGAAGGAGCATGGAATGTTTCGGCTGTTCCAAACAGTTTATGAGTCACAACACCACCTCGAGAGATAGTGATATCCCCTGTTGCAGCGCAGCTAAAAGCTAAGTTAGCGATGTTTACTTTTGGAGACGAAACGGTCTGTCCATTGTGAGTAAAGTCAGTGGCCAAGGCCAGTGTAATCGTATCTGCAGCTGCTGTTGCAGTAATCTTATAAACTGCTCTGTTCAGAGACGATGAAATTCTTGTTTTTGTGATAGCCATTTAATTTCCTTGCTTTTAATATTCTATATTTATAAAATTATCTAGGACCACCAACAGTGCTATACTTGATCCATCTCTTCTTTGAATCGCTAGTATGGTACTTTCCAACAACATTACCGGGGCTCATTTCAGCATACCATTCGCCCGGCGCTGCCTCTTTAAACTTTGCTTTTGTATTGACACCAGGTCTATAGTTGCGGTTAACTTTCTCTTTCCATTGATCTAAAGAGCTACCTGAGTGATCTTCTTTATAATCTTCATCTAAAGACTCTTTAATTGTTGCGTTCGACAATCTGCCTTGGAATGTGCGATGACCGAATTTCTCTTTTGTATGTGAACGCAATGTGATCTTGTTGTTAGCTTGATCCATGTGAGTCACAACACCTTCGAATCCAGTTCCACCTTTTTTGACAAGACCAACATGAACTGAGTCACCAATCTTGATTTCTTCGCTCAGAGTTTCTTCTTTGATTACGCCTTCTCTGGTTGCCCCAGTTGTAGGATGCATAACCTCATAGTTGATAGATCCATTATCACCACGACCTAAGCTTGCAAGCTTCCAACCTGGGTGCTTAACTGCTACATGAGCTTTAGCTTTGGCATATACATCATCCATTGCATCAGGCTTTGCTTTTTTCGCAAACAAACCTTCGTCTAGCTTACCGTGGTTCTTTTTGTATAGAGCAGCCGACATTGACTTAACAGTATACTTACTTGTCTTACCTTCATCTTCTGACCATACATTATGAATATTGACACCATTACCAGACTTTTCATGAACTTCAATAGTTCCGTCATTACGAATTTTTGTCTTTGATGACTTAGCAGCCAAACCTAGGTGCTTTGACACTTCATCAGGAGAGCCTTTGTAAGTCTTAACAGTGTAAGCTTCTTCAAGTTCTGCTTCTTCGTGCAGTTTGCTATCGATGTAATCAGACACGAACTTCTCTGCATGCTTGTGTTCGATGCCGTGCAACTTAGCAATCTTTGGTGTTGCTCTAGCGGCATGAGACATCAATGATTCTGCACCTCCAACACGCTTATAGTTAGCGATATGCTTGTCCATGTGATCACCAATGTCAGAAGCAATCTCTGACATCTTGCCTTCATCGAGTTCAACACCTTCACGCATTGAGCGATGATAAATTTCATACTTACCACCCTTGCGAACTGCAGTAACATGATGTGTTTCAGCCATGTCTTCAGTATCATGCTCGTAACCAAAATCTGAAGCCTTATATGAGTGAGTAACAGTCATCTTAGCTGCAGGGTGACCTTCTTTAGTTGTGTAGTGCTTGAGTGGACCTTCAAAATGCTCAAACGAACCACCTAGGTGATCTTCTAGAGCACTATGTAGTTTACTATCTGAGGAGTCGACTGGTTTCCCAGGTCTTGCAGCACGAGGTTTCTTAGGTTCTGCTGCTTTAGCTGCATCATAGGTAGCCTTATGTTCAGCGTACTTAGGATGATTTGGGTTTGGTTTACCAGATGATAAATGAGTAGGGATGATTTTAGCTCTAATAGCTTCCTTCAATGTCTCAACTTTCTGACCAACGTCACTGATAGACTTTTGCCATGTATGCAAGTGGATTTTCTCTCCAGTATCCTTATGCTTCAAAACATGTGACTGAGCACCAGGAGCGCTCTTAGG